TAAAAATTATTTCTCTCTACATTATTTATTATAGTACAATACTACAATAGTGTCAACTATCTTTTTGATTTTCTATTCGTATTGCCAGTTCTGGAGCATTTATGTTTACAGTCTCCACACTCTCCCCTACTACTTTACCTAACGAATCCAATATCTGAGCAGCAGTCTGAAACTGGCCTTTTTTACAAGCCTTATCAAAAAGTCTAACTCTCATAGCTTGAAGCCTGGCTATCATATTCTCTCTATCTTTTTGCCAATCCTCTTCATTCCACTTTGTTACCTCTTTCCAATCGTTCCAAGCAGTTTTCACGCAAACTCCTTCTCTGGAAGAATGTTCCAAAACTAAATGTCTTGCTGGCAAACCTTCAAGTTGCCTTTTGTATAGCCTTTGCCTCCTTTGTTCTATAACCATATCGGGGGATCTACCTGGATTTCTTTTCTTTGGAACGGATCTATCGTCAAAATTCTGTAGGATTGCTTCTGTCACGGACTGA